TTAGATCCGTGTCTTTAGTGTATAGAGCATTTCGAGAGCACGACGTGGCGTCATGTCGTCCAGGTCGAGCTTGGCCAGGTCATCCAGCACCGGGTGCGGCAGGCTGGCGAACAGGTCGCTTTGTTGCGGCGCGACCGGTTTGCCTTTGGCCGGTGCCGGTGTTTCGTGGGGCAGGGCGGTGTCTTCCAGGCGGCTCAGATGCTCGCGAGCACGGGTGATGACCTCGCTCGGTACGCCTGCCAGCTGCGCAACGGCCAGGCCATAACTCTGGCTGGCCGGCCCGGGCAATACGTGGTGCAGGAATACGATGCGCTCGTTGTGCTCGGTGGCATTGAGGTGCACGTTGGCCACCAGCGGCTGGGCTTCCGGCAGGACGGTCAGTTCAAAGTAGTGGGTGGCGAACAGCGTGTAGGCACGCAGATGCGCCAGGCGCTCGGCCGCCGCCCATGCCAGGGACAGACCGTCGAAGGTGCTGGTGCCGCGCCCGACTTCGTCCATCAGCACCAGGCTGCGCTCGGTGGCGTTGTGCAGGATGTTCGCGGTTTCGCTCATTTCCACCATGAAGGTCGAACGCCCGCCGGCCAGGTCATCGCTGGAGCCGATCCGGGTGAAGATGCGGTCGACCAGCGACAATTCGCAACTGGCCGCTGGCACGAAGCTGCCGATGTGCGCCAGGAGCACAATCAATGCGGTCTGACGCATGTAGGTGGATTTACCGCCCATGTTCGGACCGGTGATCACCAGCATGCGGGTGTTGTCGTCCAGGCTCAGGTCGTTGGCCACGAACGGCGTGGTCAGCACTTGTTCGACCACCGGGTGACGACCCTGGCTGATGCGCATGCACGGCTCGCTGACGAAGCGCGGGCAGTTCAGATCGAGGTTCAGTGCACGTTCGGCCAGGTTGCTCAAGACGTCCAGCTCGGCCAGGGCGCCGGCGGTGTCCTGCAACGGTGGCAGCTGGCTGATCAGATCTTCGAGCAACGCTTCGTACAGCATCTTCTCTCGGGCCAGGGCGCGACTCTTGGCTGACAGTGCCTTGTCTTCGAATGCCTTGAGTTCCGGCGTAATGAAGCGTTCGGCGCCTTTGAGCGTCTGGCGGCGAATATAGTCGGCCGGTGCCGATTCCGCCTGCTTGCTTGGCAGCTCGATGAAGTAACCGTGGATGCGGTTGTAACCAACCTTCAGATGCGACAGGCCGGTGCGGGCCTTTTCCCGTGCCTCGAGGTCGATCAGGAACTGTCCGGCGTTTTCGCTCAGCGACTGCAATTCGTCGAGTTCGCTGTCGTAGCCGGTTTTTAGCACGCCCCCGTCACGAATGACCGCGGGCGGGTTGTCGATGATGGCTTTTTCCAGCAGTGCCGCCAGTTCCGGGTAGGTGCTGGCGATGGTGGCGAGTTGCTGGAGGTGTGGGGCTTCGAGCTCCGTCATTGCCACTTGCAGTTCGGGCAGTGCGCCGAGGGCGTCACGCAAGCGGGCGAGGTCGCGGGGGCGGGCATTACGCAGGCCGATCCGCGCAAGAATCCGCTCGATGTCGCCGATTTCCTTGAGCTGCGGTTGCAGTCTTTCGAAGCGATAACCGTCGAGCAGGCAGGTGATCGAGCTCTGGCGTGCCAACAGCACCGTCAAGTCGCGCAATGGGCGATTCAGCCAGCGGGTCAGCAGGCGGCTGCCCATGGCGGTCTGGCAACGATCCACCACCGATTGCAGGGTGTTGTCGCGGCCTCCGGCCAGGTTGGTGTCGAGCTCCAGGTTGCGACGGCTGGCGCCATCGAGCACCACGGTGTCGTCCAGGCGTTCATGACGCAAGCTGCGCAAGTGGGGCAGGGCGGTTCGCTGGGTTTCCTTGGCGTAGGCCAGCAGGCAACCGGCGGCACCGATCGCCAGGGTCAGGTTTTCGCAGCCAAAGCCCTTGAGGTCCTGGGTCGAGAATTGCTGGCACAGGCTTTTGAGCGCCGAATCGCGCTCGAAATCCCACGGCGCACGGCGACGTACGCCGCGGCGTTTTTCCGCCGGCAAGTCCTTGGGCCAGTCATCCGGGATCAGCAACTCCACCGGGTTGACCCGCTCCAGTTCCGCCAGCAGGTTTTCCCAACCCTTGATCTCCAGCACGCTGAAGTTGCCGCTGGTGATGTCCAGCACTGCCAGGCCGAACAGGCGCTCATCGCCCAGGACGGCGGCGATCAGGTTGTCCCTGCGCTCGTCGAGCAGCGCCTCGTCACTCACCGTCCCAGGCGTGATGATGCGTACCACCTGCCGCTCCACCGGCCCTTTGCTGGTGGCCGGGTCGCCGACCTGCTCGCAGATCACCACCGATTCGCCAAGCTTCACCAGTTTTGCCAGGTAACCCTCGGCGGCGTGGTAAGGAATCCCGCACATCGGAATCGCCTGGCCAGCCGACTGCCCGCGGGCCGTCAGGGTGATGTCCAGCAACTTGGCGGCCTTCTTCGCGTCTTCATAGAAGATCTCGTAGAAGTCGCCCATGCGGTAGAACATCAGCTGGTCCGGGTGCTGGTTTTTCAGGCGCCAGTACTGCTGCATCATCGGGGTGTGGCTGGATAAGTCAGAAATTGCTTTATTCATCAGTGGCTTAGCGCTGTCTGCTAAAAAGCGTGGGGCAAAAATGGGGCATTTCATCGTGAAAATGTTGATGCGCGCCATTGTGCCTGCACGGTTGGAAATGTGCCGTGAGGTTACCATACGGTGTCGCTGCGCTCACTTCTGGATGGTGGGCGGGCGATGGCGAAAAGTATGGCCGTGTGCTATCTAGGTTGAAATCTATTGATCCAGCCAGGCGCAAAAATGAGAGAAGCTTTTTCAGAGCATTTTGTAGGGGAACCGGAGCGCCAAGAAAAGCTTTGGGCGGATTGCATTTTTGTGCTGGATACGAATGTGTTGCTTGACCTCTATAGATTTTCCGATTCTGCAAGGGAAGCTCTATTTAAGGTTATGGAGTTTTTGGGGGAGCGCCTTTGGATTCCATATCAAGTGGCGGCGGAGTACTTTGAAAACCGCTTAACGGTAATCGAGGCTCAGTCCAAGGCCTATGCTGAATCAATCTCAGGGTTGAAAGTCGCGAAAGAAAAATTTAATTCTGGATCGAGACATCCTTTTGTTTCTGATGAGGTTTTTAATAATTTCATTTCTTCCTACGACCTAATGATAAAAGAATTAGAGAGCAGGCAGGAGACATACCTTTCGTACGTTGGTAATGATGTTATAAAGACAAAAATTGGTACTCTTTTGAATGGGCGAGTGGGTCAGCCATATTCCGAAGAGCGGTTGCTTGCGGTAGCTGACGAGGGTGAAAAAAGATATCTGGAAAATATACCGCCTGGATTTCAGGATTTCGGAAAAATGCCTGAGGCTACTACAAATAAACTTCGGCTAAAAAAGTTTGGCGATCTGATCCTCTGGAAGCAAGTGATTGAAAAGGCAGTTGCCGATAATAAATCGGTTATTTTAGTCACTGGTGAAAAAAAGGATGATTGGTGGCTAAAATCTAACAAAGGGTTGGTGAGCGCTTTGCCGGCATTAACTAAAGAATTTATGGATGCGGCAAAGCAAGATTTTTATCTTTATGCAACAGATAGGTTTTTGCTTAAGGCTAATGAATTTTTGGCGCAGAGCACTTCAGATGGCGTTGTAGAGGAAGTTAGAGCAATTAATAAGGCAGATGCAGATCTGAATGATAATTTTGAAAGCGCGCTGCTGGATCAGGCAATAAATGTCGCATGGCCTGAGATCCCTTCTGGCGCTTCGTGGGTCAGTGCTAAGACGTGGGCTGATAGAGCAGCAAAGTCTCCGTGGCATCAGCGTCCGACTGACCATTCTCGAAACTTTGCATTGAACTTTTCAATGAGTAAGCAGAAACAACTTCGGGATAAAATTCGTGATATGCGAGTTAGGTTGGATGACCTGAGAGCTGAGCATGAAGACTTAATTGATCTTCAAGAAAATCTGTTTGCGTCCGGCTTTACACTCGATGATGAAAGACTCCAAAAATGCAAGAAGCGCGTGTTGACAATAGAAACTATGATTTCCGCGCATGAAGTGGAGTTCGTGGCTTTGCGCGAAGAAATGCACGCTGTGAACGCTCATTATAAGTCTCTGTTAGGTGATGGTGCGGATGAGTAATGCTAGGGGCGCGTTTTCTTGCTATTAAGTTCTGTCCAGATTTTATCTAACTCTGCGGCGGACTCATCCTCCATCCATTTTGCATAGACTTGCACGAGCATGGTGAAGTCTATGTGGCCCATTTGCTTCGCAATAAAGGCTAGGTTTCCACGTGCGGTAAGGAGCCAGCAGGCGTAGGTATGCCGAGTCTGGTAGGGGCGGCGTGGGCGAATACCTGACCGCTTTTGGATGGCTGCCCATTTAGTGTTCCAAGAGGTCGGAACAAACCAGTGGTTGATGATTTTCTTTCGGGCCTGCGTTGTTGGAGAGAGCAGTGGGGTTATCGTTTCGATTCGGCTTTCGTGACGGTTTGTAAACACCTCGATCTGTCGCGGTGTGCAATTAGCCACTAGGCTCATGAGTGTTTTGCAGGCCTCAACTGCCGGTGGCATTAGAAGCACTGATCGAGACTTACCAGTCTTCGGAACTTTGAATGTTCCGTCTGCAGTGATCGCCCTGGTGATGTTGATCTGGCCAGTAGTCAAATCTACATCTTCAACGGCTAACGCGCACAACTCACCTGGGCGAAGGCCGGTGTAGACCGCCAGCGTGATCGCTGCGGAGTCCTGTGCGTGTAGGCAGCCCTTGCTGAGTAGTTGTTCGAACTCGGTTTTGGTCAACGGATCTGGTTCGCGATCGGTCATTGCAAATCGTGTGCATGCGGCGGATAGGCCTTTTCGGCAATAGCTATTGTTTTCACACCACCCCAAAAATCCGGCGAACGTCGCCAGGTAGTGATTCGCAGTTGATGGGGCGCGATCTGCGATCAGTTGAATCCTGAGTCGCTGTATGTCCTCGGGCAGGAGGATGCCTGCCAATCTGTCCGGGCCAAGCAGTTCGGTACATATGTCGAGTGCGTAGCTGTATTTCTCTTCGGTCATCGGAGTGAGGTCGACCGCCTTCAATGGTTTGTACCGAGCAACCAGAGTGGCCAGGCGCTCGTCTTTTACATTGCTGTAGTTGGTCGCATTCTTTGAGTCGGGAAAGTGCCGGCCGTAATCAAAACGGCCGGTCTTGATTTCGTGGGTGATTGCCGCCCGGAGTAGGGCGGCGTGTTTGATGTTGGCTTTGGTGACAGGGAGACCCAGTGATTCGCGGCAACGAATTCGTCGCCACATGAACACGATGCGTATGTAGCCACCGTGTATCTCCAGTCCTCTGTGTTTGGCCAGCTCGGCTTCTAGGCCGCTTCCTGCGGTGCGCTCTCGGCCCACTTGTCGTACTCCGTCATGTTGATTGCGATGCGGCCGTCTGGTGTTTTGCGCCAGATGCGGCCTTGGGCCCAGGTCCCGTTCTTCACTTTGTGACGTATGGCGTCTTCGCTGTAGCCGGTGAGTTCGGATGCTCGGTTGATCATTACCCAGCGCGGAAGGCTCATGGCGCTTGCTCCCCTGCGCGCCGGGCGACGCCCTCGGCCTGGCGTTGCTTGCTGCACGTTTCGTGGTTGCCATGTGCCCGCGACGTGTTGCACTTGTCGCAAATGGTTTGTAAATCGAGGGGTGGCATTTGCCCGTGGCGGATACGTACTGTTCGGCGAAGGGCGTTCATGCGACCTCCGCTGGCAGTTGGCCCAGATCGACGGCCTGGCGATTCATGTCAAGTTCGAAGGCTTCGCGCAGCGCGTCGCGTAGGTGTCGGTAGCCTTCGGTGTCTGCGTCGTGCGGGAAGCTGATCGAGCTCAGCTCCGGCTCGGCATAGAACGTTCCTCGCTTATCTAGCCATTCGATTATCTGGGTATCCAGTGAGTTGCCGTTGAGCGCTGCCGCGGAGCTGATGCTATCCAGCAAGCGATAAGCCAAGGTGCCAACGAAGTGGGCTTGGTTAATGGCTTTCACGCGATAAGCCTCGGTACCGGGGAATGCATCCCATGTGTCTTTAGCCAGTCTGAGGGTGGTGGCAATCTCTAGCAGCGTCAGGTGGTCGCTCTTGAGGAAAGGGGTAGCGCGTATAGCGCGGGCTTGGCGAGCCAGTTCCGCCAGTCGTTTTTGGTCGGAGCAGTGCAGGCGATTCAGATCGGCGATGTCGCTGTTCAAGGCTTCGATGCGAAGCGAATGCAGGGCATTGCGCTCGTCCAAGCCTCTGCTGTAGCTGCGGGCGAGTGCGCGCAGGGCTGCTTCACGAATGAAGTAGGCCATCAACAGCAGGCCAATGGCTGAACAAGTGGCGATGATGATCAGGTGTTGTGTTTGCATGTGCTGTGTTCCTCGGTAGAGCCCGCCGCCGGGATCATTGGTGAGAGGCCGGCGGCGGGGGGGCAGTGGTGGTTAGCCCAAGTTGAAGCTGCCGATGGTCAACTTCGCGCCGCCGCCGACTTCCTGCTGAACGACATCCTTGAATTCTTGTGCGAGGTCCTCGCGCAGCTGCTCTTCGCCAATCCAGCGCAGGCGCAGTAGGGGCTTGTCACCGCCGGTGAGGACAGCAACACGGAGTCGGATGATCTGGACCTTCAGCCCTTCGTATGGCTCGACGGTGAATAGGAATTCGGCTGGCAGGCCTTCCGAGGATTTGGCTTCGATCTGGTCCATCGCCGAACGGGATGCGCTCAGGTCGCCAACGACATGTTCGCTCTTGCGTGCTTGCTCGATGCTGATGGAGCGGATCGCGCTCGCGGCTTTGCGCAGATCGATGTGGCTATCGTCCGCTGCAAGGGCTTGGAGGTTCGACGCCCAATCCTCAATCCAGTCGCTCAGGTCTTTCTGCACGAATTGGATGGTGGCGGCACGCTCGAGCGCTCGGAAGGCGGCAGTCTTTCTCAGGTTGAGGGTGGCGGTGAAATCGCCGTGCCCAGGCTCTTTGGCATTGCCCAGGTTAAAAATCACGGTGCAAGACATGGCTTCGGCATCGACAAAACCAGATGCGACGACTTCGGCGCTTTGCTCCATCACGTAGTTGCCGAAGTCCAGCAACGAGTGGGTGGTGAGCGCGCCGCGAAAGCGACTGCGAGCGGCTTGGAATTTCTCGATGCTGTGGATCTTTTGATCAGACGGCAGCACCAGCACCGGGGTGAAGGTGCTCAGCGTTTTAGCATAGGCCAGTACGGCGGTGTCTTGAATCAGCTGAATTGCTTTGGCTTCCATTGGATCGATTTCCTTTTGGTGAGAGGTACGGAGTGGGGCGGTTTAGGACTTCGCGTGAATCGGTGCGGCATCTCGGTTGAACAACTGGCCTGCGCGTGGGGCTTCGGCAAACAAGGTCAGTCGGCCGCCCTCGTTGACATGCATCGGCGTGTCGAGGGTGGTGTCTTCGCTACGGCTGCCGCGTTTGGTTGGAACCTTGTAGGCGAGCTTGTGGTTGACTGTTACCTGGTGGCTGTCGGCAATCTGTTTCAGGGTGAAGGTCAGCGTGACGGAGCCAACCTTGCCGTTATCGACAACGCCCGATGCCACTTCGGAAAGGGCGTGGCCGATCTGGTTCGCGAAGACGCCCGCGTTGAGTTCGCCGATGAATTCGGCTGTATCTGTAGGTTTCATGTGCTGTGCCTTATTGAGTGCGAGTTGTTTGCCCCTGGACGGCAAGGGCCACCGGTAAATCAGGCGGCTGCCGTCAACGCTTGGGCGTCGAGGTAGTCGGCAAGGTCGTGCAGGTAGACCACCGGCTTGGCCCGGGTGGAGCCGTGCAGGCGTTTGACCGTGAGCTTGATGCGGCCCTTCTTGATCTCGGTCAGCAAGTGGCGATCGGTGCGGATGTGTGAGAAATAGTGTTCGCGAACCGCTGCCAGCGTCGGGCACGGTGTTGCGAACTGGCGCCGAAGCTGGTCGAGGGTGTTGCTCATGCCGCGCCCTCCCCGAACCCCTCCGATGGGGGCAGCAACTTGAGGCGGATCAATTCGGCAAGGCCTTCTTTGCTTTTACCCATGGCGGCCGCATACACGTTGCCTTGTTGGTCGGCGACCACGGCGCCGTAGGGGTACTCAGGGGATTTTGTCGGGGTGACGTAGGCGATTTGCCCCTCACTAATGACCGCGTCGACGCAGCGGAATACCTCAGCCAGCTCCGCGCTGACCGGAGGCAGCGATTCCAGCAGCTGTAAGGCTTCGGTTGATGCACCAATCAGCGTGGCGCGGCTGATGACTGTAGGGTGGTTGAGGAACATCGGGATCAGCTTCAGTGCGCCGATGGCTTGGGTAATGGCGTTCTGGCTCATGCTGCGGCGTCCTTGTGCGTAATGGTGATGTTCAGTTTCTTGGCGACCCACTCAACGCCCGCTTCTTTCACCATTACCACCGCGTAGTGGCGGTGCTGGTTGATGGCAGGGACCCAGGTACTGCGTGGGTCGGAGAACAGGTAACCGCGATCACGGTGTTTGCTGGCGAGCTCGCCGTTGTGGGTGAGGACGCCCAGCTCCCGCAACCTGGTGCGGAGGGCGCGGGGTTTAAGGCCGAGTACGGCTGCCGTTTCGTCCAGGGTGCGATTCATGGCGCGGTCCTCAGGCTGCTACGTTGTCAGGGCGGGCTGTCAGGGCGCCGAAGAACTCGTCTAGCTGTCCGAAAAGGTCGTCGAGCGCGCCCTCGTTGTGCAGCACCAGGTCGTTGTCCTGAATGCCGATGCCCGTTTCGCTGACGTGCGGATTGACCTCTGTCGCGTCAGCTCGAAGGACGTGGATCACGATGCCGCCACGCTTGCGGACAAAGTCGGCTTCGTTCTCAAAACGCAGATCACTGATGACGAAACCGGTCGCGGTGTCGTGCGCTTGGCCTAGGAATTCGAGGTTCTGTTCGGCCAGTAGCAGCCATAGCTCTGGGTGGACCATGTTGCGGCCCCATTCGGTGCCCATGGACTGCATCAGCTCGCGAGCGGAGCGACCGAGCCAGCCGATGGGTTGCTCTTTGCGATCGTCGTCAAAGTCGCACGGACTCAGGTTAAAGATGTTCATCAGGCCTTCGCGGAGTGGGTCTGCGAATGCGTAGGTCTGGAAACCGTGGATGTTGGCCAGGTGATTGGCGGCAGTGGTTTTGCCGGTGCGTGCGCGGCCGGCAAGCCCGATCAATAGTTGCTTCATGCTGCGTCACCTCCCCATGGGAAAGTGTCGGCGCTAGCGATGAGCTGTGCTGCCGCCTTGCTGCGTACATTGGTGATGACGAGCAGGCCAGTCGTTTGCTGAATGGCGATTACGGCTGCGCGGTTGGTCGCTGCTGTCGGGTGTAGATAAACGGGGCAGCGGGTGTTGCTGTGCTGTGGGGTTTGCATGGCTCGTACTCTTGGTGAGAGGTAGATACGAGTGCAAAATTAGCAACAGCTAAATAAACTTGCAATAGCAAATGCTAATTTAGTTTTGCGATGTGCAAAAAAAACCCGCACATGGCGGGTTCTTTGAGATGTGGTCGGTTACAGCAGTACGGAATACCAGAAGACTTTGCCGATCACGATGATTTCGTTTTTGAGCAGTTCGGTCGCACTGTACTCTTCATCTGGATGCTCTTCCCGGTTATAGCTGCGCATCCTGATGCCTCCACCCGGTAGCCGGTACAGCGTCTTCACTCGCAACTGGCCTCCATGATTCAGCGCGTACATTTTTCCATCGGTGATGGTTGTGCAGCCCTGGTCAACTCCTACGGTGCTTCCGTGAGGAAGAACGGGTTCCATGCTGTTGCCGTTGACCGTTACGCAGACCGCTTCATTTGCCTGGACGTTTTGCCGCCTTAGGGTCATTTTTCCGAAGCGAAGTTTTTGCTTGTGCGACTGATGTACTGCGGTTCTGCCGCTCCCAGCGGATAGTTCAACTTCCTTAAGAAACGGCACATAAACCTCGTCATCATCCAAGGGGGTATCGTCGTCCCAAACATCAATGGGGCCGAGATACTCGGCATTGCTTGGGACGATTTCATTCTCTGGCGTTTGCGGCGCTCTGGATGTGGGGGCGCGCATCGAGCTGGACGGCGCTGTTAATGTGCCCTCGGCAAGACCAATTTTCGCTTCAAGATTTGCAGCAGCTTTCTCTCCGAGCGATCTATGCCCGTTGAGCAATTGCGACAGGTATGAGGCGTCTAGGTTGTATTGGTCGGCGAACTCTTTCTGGGTTTTTTCGCCCATCAAGTCGCGCAGCACCTGAACTCGCATCTTCTTTATATCCATTCCCTAATCATCGCTTTCCGTTAGCAAACAGTAAATTACGGTTTGCTATTGCCGAAAACATTAGCAATTGCTAATCTCGGCGCTCAGAAGGAGGTGCATATGACCTTGCACGAGTATTTGAAGAGTCTTGATAAAGCCGCGTTGGATGCGTTCGCGGGCCGTTGCGGCACGTCCGCTGGCCAGTTGAAGCAGGTCGCTTATGGCAACCGTCGAGCTGGCGCCGCTTTGGCGGTCGGTATCGAGCGAGAGTCGGCAGGTTCAGTCACTTGCGAGCAACTTCGTGCAGACATTGACTGGGCTTACCTTCGCGGTTCCAAAGCTGCTTAAAAGGTGCCGGGTTGGGGCCTCTCACCAAAGATCCCCCAGCCCAGCTACGACGACACACAGCACATGTACATCGGTCGTGGTCGTAGGATAGGGATTACCCCGTCTTATGGCTACACCGTAAACGGGGGATTTACGGTTATGAGTCGCACAGATCTATTGCCGGACGCGGGTCCGGTCCTTCCTTTGCGCCAGGCGATTTACCGCGCTGGTCGTGACTACAAGGGCGGAATTACCGCCCTTGCCTTTGACATGGTGTTGGACAACGACACCCTCCAGAAGAAACTCAAACTCGATGAAGAGCGGCGCTGGCTGAACCCTGATGAGCTTGAGGAAGTGATCCGGCTGACGGGCGACTCACGCTTGCTTGACGCGCTGATGCGGCCAGCTGGCGCGGTCTGGTATCGCCCAGTGCCGGTACCAGCCACCCGTGATGCTCTGAAGGCCGTCGGTAAGTTGCTCGGCGAAACCGGTGAGTTCGTGGCAGCGATGCACGACGGCGCAGCCGACAACGTCTGGGAGCTACGCGAGGTCGTGGACCTGGAGCAACGCGGCATGGACGTGATTCGCGAAATCCTCGGCATCATGGCGGGTGCCCGTCAGGCGATGGAGGATCGCAACCATGGCTGACGAAATCGATCGTGCTAATGACCAGGCGCAGTACCTGCTCGACGTTGCCCTTCAGCGCAGTCGCCGTGTGCCTTCGAACCGCGTGAGCGCTCAGTTTTGTGCTGATTGCGACGAGCCCATCCCGTTACGCCGACAACAGTCGATTGAGGGTTGCCAAACCTGTGTTGACTGTCAGGGGTTGCGGGAGGCTCGGCGATGACTGAACCGGCCAAAGGAATAGCCATCGCCACATGGGCAAAACGTTACATCAACACTTTCGATCTCGCCCTGGTATCAATCGAGCCAGGTGAAAAAGCCCCAAAGGGCTTGGGGTGGAACAAACCGGGCGGCTACTTTACCGAGGCCGCCAAGGCTGAAGCATTCTGGGAACGAAACCCTAATCACAACCTCGGCGTCGTCCTTGGGCCGAGCCGTATCTGTTCGCTGGACGTCGATGACGTTCAGTGGACGCGGCATGTGCTGTATGAGCTGCTGGGTGTCGATCTGGATGCCATGGCGTTGGTGTATCCGACCATTGTCGGTAACCCTGCGCGCTTCCGGGTGCTGTTCAAGCTGCCGGAAGGCATTGAGCTGACCCGGCATTCTCTCTCATGGCCGAATGAAAAGGACCCTGACGGTTCAATTCACAAAGGCCTGATGGACAAAGCCAAGGCTGCGAAAGAGCAGGGCGATGGTATCGGGGAGGCTGCAGCACGCACGGAGGCTGAAGAGTACAAGCGCTTCACGGTGTTCGAACTGCGTGCTGGCCTGGTACAGGACGTGTTCCCTCCTTCGATTCATCCGGGTACCGGCAAGCCTTACACCTGGCGGACGCCGCCCAGCGCCACGGACGGTTTGCCGACGCTGACTGTCGACCTGCTGGCTATCTGGCAAAACTGGGACATCTTCAAGCGTGATGCAGAGGCAGCGTGCCCGTGGGCGATCAAGGCAACCGTGCCGCCGGCGAAGGTCAGTAAGCGTTCAGCGCCGGCTGCGGGTAAGCAGCCGTCGGTGATCGATGAGTTCAACCGCTGCCACGACATCGAGGAGCTGCTGCGTAGCCACGGCTACATCAAGCGGGGCAGCAAGTGGCTTTACCCGCAGAGCAGCACTGGGCTGCCCGGCGTGACGATCAGTGAGGGCAAGGTCTATTCCCACCACGGTGCCGATCCGCTTGCGAACGGGCATCAGAATGACGCCTTCGAGGTGTTCTGTTTACTCGAGCACGGCGGCGACCAGTCGAAGGCGGTGAAGGATGCCGCGCGTATGTTGGGTATGCAGCGTTCATCTCGGCCTGATCCGCGGGATCTTCCCCCGCCCCAATCCGATGAGATGAGCGAGCCGAGCTGTGCGAACGACGACATCAGCGAGGCCGCTCCAGCTCCTGACGGGGGCGCGGGGGAGTCGCTGACGCTTGACCAGTTGTTGCGGCGTTTTGCGCTGGTCGAGGGCACCACGCAAGTGTGGGACTGCGATCAGTCGCGGGTGATGAAGAAGGCCGCATTTGAAGCTCGGGTGGGCAAGCCACTTGCGAAGGCGTGGCTGGATGACATGGGCAAACGGTTGATTGCGGATGATCACGTCCGCGACATCGAGCAAGCGCGGCGCATGGCGGGCAAGAAGGGCGGTGCGTTCGGCATGCCACCGACTGACCGATATGTGTACATCGACGGCACCAAGGACGTCTGGGATCGGGAAAAGAAGCGGCGTATTGCCGAGGGCGCGGTGAAGATGGCGCTGGGCGACACTTATCCGCTGTGGCTGAACAGCAGTGAGCGGCGCACTGTGGATGTCGAACATATCGTGTTTGATCCGACCATGAGCAAGGATCCTGCGGTGTACATCAATACCTTTGATGGCCTACCGCTCGAACCGGTCAGGGATGACGCAGCCTGCGCCAATCTGCGTTGGCTGATTTCGTTTTTGTGCAACCACGATGAAGCGGCGCACCAATGGTTGACCCGCTGGCTGGCGTACCCGTTGCAACACCTGGGCGCCAAGATGGACACCGCCGTGCTGATGCACTCGATCATGGAGGGCTCAGGCAAAAGCCTGCTGTTCGCAGATGCACTGGGTATGTTGTACGGCCAGTACGCGGCCACGGTCGGTCAGACGCAGCTGGAGAGCAACTTCAACGCCTGGCAAAGCCGAAAATTGTGGTCGGTGTTTGAAGAGGTAGTGAGTCGCGATCAGCGATACAACCAAGTGGGCAAGATCAAGCACCTGATCACCGGCAAGACGGTGCGGATGGAATCGAAGTTCATCAACGGTTGGGAGGAAGCCAACCATATGAACGCGGTGTTCCTGAGCAACGAAATTTTGCCGTGGCCGATCAGCGACAGTGACCGGCGGATGTTGGTGATGTGGCCTATGGAAACCTTGCCGGTCGAGCGGCAAAAGGCAATCGGGCGGGAGCTGGAACAGGGTGGCGTCGCGGCGCTGTACGGTTGGTTGTTGTCGGTCGATCTGGGCGACTTCAACCAGCGGACGCGACCGCCATCGACGGACGCACGTGAGCGCCTGGTGGCCTTGAGTCGGGCTGGATGGCAGACGTTCTTGCATCTGTGGAAGTACAGCGAGCTGGGTCAGGGGCTTTGGGGGCCGTGTCTGTCGACCGACCTCTATTCGCTGTTCCTCGAATGGTGTCAGCGCAACAAAGAGCATGTGATGAGTCAGACGAAGTTCTCGCTGTTCATCAGTTCTGAGGTCGATAAAACCCGCGCGATTCCCTGGACCGACGGCAACAATCGGCGCTTTGGCGCGTTCTTCTTTCCTGTCGATCCGGACGCTTCCCCGCCCCCATCACTGAAGGCGGCCGAGCTGGGCAAGCAGGTCGAAAACTGGCGGGCCAAGGCGAAGCTCGCGGGCTGGCATGTGGACGGTTGGGACCACATCAAGGCGGCTGCCGCATGACTACATCTAAAAGTGTGTCGGGTGTGTCGGGTGTGTGTTGGGTTGATTTCGGATACCTCACACAGATTGGAGCCTTCTATTTCGGCAGTTTGCGGGCTTTGTGTTGGGTGTGTTGGGTTTCGCTACGCATGCGCGCATGCGTGACGTTGGATGTTCGGTTTCTGATGGCTGATTATTTTCTTCATGCGAGAAAGGAAATACTCAACAAACCCAACACACTAAACACAACTCGATTAAAGCTATTGATTTTAAAGGGTTTTGTTTGTGTTGGGTTTGTGTCGGGGTGGGTGCTTTTTGTGTCGGGTTCGGTTTTCGGGGGAGTAGGGCGATGATCGAGGCAATGGAAGTACTGCTGAAGCACTGGGGCGAGCAACTTCGGCTCAATGGCGAAAGCGGCGGCATGGGCAGCCCAATGGCAACGATCATGGAGTGGGGTGGCTGCGCACCACGCGGCACGCCCGGGTCCCGAGTCATCCTCGGCGCTGGAGCAGGGCCTGATGCAGTTGCACAAGAGATCGCCGCCGCTCTGTCGGAGATCGGGCGTCAGGGTGAGCAGGGTGATCGGCTGATGCGGTTGGCGGGCCTGCGTTACGGCGATGATCCGGCGCCAACCTGGCTGATGCAGTTGCATCTGCTTGGGATGGAGTCGAGAGCGAAACAGACTTACTACGACCAGGTGCACCGTCTGCATGAGCAGCTGCTGGAAGTGCTGGTCGAGCGTGCTGACGCCCGTAAGTGGCTTACCGCTGGTCGGGGCGTTTTGCCTCAAAGTCTACTCAAAGTTGCGTCAAAGTTGCGTCGAGTCGGATAACCGAAAATGACCTCTTTTCGGTTCCGTACTCAGGGGGTAAAAAGTCCCCACGATATGGAATTTGCGCCTTGGCGCTGACCTCGCACGTGCTGTGCAGCTTCACCCGGCCCTCCCTGCGCCGGTCACCCAACCCCGCTTCGGCGGGGTTTTTCATTCTTGCTGCCGGCCCTGGCTTGGGCCGCCAGTTACGCCCGAGACATAGGTTTATTTCTTCCATTGCCGAGGAGGCAACGAATGTCGACTGAACAGGAGATGCAGCAGTCGCTGGCCAATCTTCCAACCTGGCTACTGATTCTGGTGGCGCTCGCCGGTTTAACAGGGGAGATGTGGCGCGCTGATGCGGCAGGGATGGCGGTGCCGGTGTTGATCAAGCGGGTGCTATTGCGCTTCGGTGCTTCGGCGGTGTTTGGTCTGGCAACGGTGTTGCTCGCCACGGCGCTGGGTTGCAGTCTGATGACCGCTGCAGCGATTGGGAGTGTGGTGGCTTGTCTCGGTGCCGATGTGGCCAGCGGGTTGTACGCTCGGTGGTTGGCGAAACGGGCTGGGATCTGCGAGGTCCCTCCGAGCGGTGGCGGGCAGTGATGAAATCGCCGGGGACCCTGGGGGTATTCGACGGGTACGGGGTCGCAAACCCGCGGGAAAGTGTTAGCGGCAGGGTTGCCAGCTTACTGAAATTCAATCCATTGAAATTGAAAGGTTTGCATTGAAAAGCCGTTGAAAAGGAGGGCTTATGACAGAACCAATGTACCTGTCAAAGAGCGCCTTTGCGGCTCGGATCGGCAGGGCACCCAGCTACATCACCTGGTTGAAAAACAACAACCGACTGGTACTCACCGCCGATGGTAAGCAAGTGGATGTCATGGCCAGCGAAGCGTTGATTCGTGACACCGCTGACCCGAGCAAAACCGCCGTTGCTGATCGGCACCACCAAGATCGGCTTCAGCGTGACGTGTATAGCCAGCTCACCAGCCAGGTCGAGCCGACTCCCATGGCTGCGTCGCCGCCAGTGATTGTCCCCACGGGGCAGCTGCCGGACTTCCAGAAAGCCCGCGCACTGCGGGAACACAACTTGGCCCAGCTCGCCGAGATCGAGTTGCACAAGGCCAAGGGTTCACTGGTGTCGGCGACAGCGGTGCAGACCGGCGCCTACAACGCTGGTCGGATGCTCCGCGATCAGTTGCTGGGTATGCCTCCACAGCTGGCACCCGAACTGGCCTCCATGACCGACCCTTGGGAAATCGAAAAGCACCTGACGGCGGCGATCCGTCGCTCGCTGGAAGACGCCGAACGCATGTCTTCAGCAGACCTTGAACACGCACTGACCACGAGTTGACCTATGCCCACGGACATTCCTGACGGTGCAGAGGTGTACCGCGAGGCGTATTTCCGTGGGCTGCGGCCCGACCCGGATGTCTGGATCGATCAGTGGGCCGATGAGTACATGCGGATCCCGCGTGACACCGGCGCCGCTGAGCCCGGCCAGTACCGTACCTCGCGCACACCGTATGCCCGCGAGCCCATGCGTTGCCTGTCGCCGGCTCACCCCTGCAAACGCGTGATCACCATGGTCGCGTCGCAGCTGATGAAAACCCAGATAGGTCTGAACTGGATTGGCGGCCTGATGCACATGGCGCCGTCGAACATCCTGGCACTGTTGCCCAGTCTGGGCCTGGCCAAGCGGGTGTCCTCGCGGATCAGCAAAACCATCAAGGCAACACCGGTATTGCGCGAGCGAGTCGCGGCTAACCGCTCCCGCGACTCGCGCAATACCATGGACACCAAGGAGTTTGAGGGCGGGACGTTGTACGTCACCACCGCCGGCTCGGCGGCCAACCTGTCAGAGTTGTCGGCGCGCTACGTGTACGGCGATGAGATCGACCGTTGGGAAGTGGACATCGGCGAGGAGGGTGACCCTATCGAGTTGGCGGAAACCCGGGGCAGTACCTTCGGTCGCAACGCCAAGTTCTACTTTTCCAGCTCACCCACGATCAAGGGCGCCTCGCGAATTTCCGACCTGTTCGATGGCAGTGACCAGCGTCACTACTATGTGCCGTGTCCGAGCTGCGGCCACATGCAAACCCTGGAATGGGAGCGCCTGCATTACTCGAAGGATTACAGTGTGGTGCACTATCAGTGCGCTGGCCCTGACTGCGACGTGTTGATTGAGGAGTTCCACAAGGGCGAGATGCTCACCAATGGCGAGTGGCGTGCCCACGCCGAAGGCGATGGCGAGACGGTCGGGTTTCATCTCAACGCGCTGTATTCACCACTCGGTTGGATGGACTGGAAGTCGCTGGCCAAGCAATTCGAGAAGGCCAAAAAGGCCCAGGCAAAAGGCGATCTGGAACCCATGCAGGTGTTTTACAACACCCGTTTGGCGAAGGTTTGGGACGCGGCTCAAGAGCAGACCAAAGCCAATGTGTTGCGAGCACGGGCGCGCTTGGAACTCTTCGGCCTCGGTTCGATGCCGGCGGCGGTGCTGATGATCACCGGTGCCGTCGACGTGCAGGCCAATCGCCTGGAGTTCATGGCCATGGGCTGGGGCGTCGGCATGGAACGCTGGGTCATCGACTACCAGATCGTTTCGGGCGACCCCGCTGATGAGCGTACCTGGGCCGCACTGGACGAACTGCTCAAGGCCAAGTATCGCCATCCGTGCGGTGTCGGTCTCGGCATTCTTGCAGTGGCGGTCGACTCCGGTGGCCACCACACTGACGAGGTTTACCAGTTCTGCCGCGTGCGCCGCTGGCGCAATGTGTTCGCCATCAAGGGGGCGAGCAAACCCGGCAAGCCGGTCATTGCTCAGCGCCCGTCCATGGTCGACGTGACCTGGAAAGGCCAGACCGAACGCAATGGCGCCGAGCTGTGGTTCGTAGGTACCGATACTGCAAAGGATTGGATCTACAACCGTTATCCATTCGAAGCCGGCCCGGGCGCATTGCACTTCGCCAATGACCTGCCCGACGACTTCTTCGATCAGTGCGTCGCGGAGCGCAAGGTGGCGCGCTACATCCGTGGACACAAGCGTATCGAATGGGTCAAGGGCAAGGCCGAGCGCAACGAAGCGCTCGACCTGATGGTGTATTGCCTGGCCATGGCGCATTACCTGGGCCTCAACCGCTACAAGGAACACGACTGGGAGCGGGTGCGTCAGTCTCTGGCGCAGTCAGGCTTGTTCGACGACGCGCTGGGTATCAAGCCCGTGCAAGGCGAGCGTCTCAGCAATACCGAGCAGGCTACCCCTGCTGTACCACAACCGGCTCCGCAACCCGTTGCTCCCGTCGTGCCATCGCGACAAGCCGCTCCGCCACCTCAACGCCGCAGCTCCAGCAGCGGTTACCTGAAGAGACGCTGATATGTCATTTACCCAAAAGCACCTCGACGCGGTTGAGGCGGCCATCGCGCGCGGTGAAAAAACCGTGCGTTACACCGACCGCACCGTGGAATACCGCTCTGTCGACGAGCTGCTCAAAGCCCGCGACGAGATCCGCACCTCACTGGTGAACTCGGCCGGGCCGCGCTCGCGCGTCGTTCGGCTTTGCCACGGAGGCAAAGGACTCTAATGGCCCGCTATCCGACGCTCACCCGTAACGGATTCGTGTTGCCGTCGAACATCAAGGCCAGTTACGAAGGCGCCGGAGAGGGCCGCCGCTCCACTGGCTGGGATGCGCCGGACAACGGGATCAACAGCATAAACACCCCGGCGCTGCGCAATCTGCGCTCACGGTCGCGGGCAGCGGTTCGCAATGATCCGTATGCCTATAACGTGATCGACAAGCGCGTCAGCAACCTGATCGGTACCGGTATCACACCGCGACCGAAAACCGACAACGAAGCCCTGCGCAAATTGCTGCAGGAACTTTGGGACGACTGGGTCGATGAATCGGACGCCGATGAGCGCACCGACTTCAACGGTCAGCAGGCGCTGGTGGCCCGCACGGTGGAAACCTCGGGTGAATGTTTTGTGCGGTTGCGTCCGCGTGGCCTGGACGAAGGCCTCGCGGTGCCGTTGCAGCTGCAAATCCTGGCTCCGGAGTTTGTGCCGCACGACAAGTTCGAGACCACCCGGGAAGGCAACTTCATCCGCGCCGGCATCGAGTTCACCCCCGGCGGCAAACGCGTGGCGTACTGGATGTACCTGGCGCATCCACGCGATACCTCATCGTTGAATGCAGGTTACAACCAACTGGTGCGCGTGCCGGCCGCGCAGGTGCTGCATATCTTCGAACCGGTCGAACCGGGCCAGCTGCGCGGTGTGCCGCGCTTGTCGCCAGTGTTGAAGCGCCTGCGCAGTCTCGACAACTACGACGACGCGGTGCTGTTCCGGCAGGAAGTGGCCAACCTGTTTGCCGGCTTTATCAGCCGGCCAGCCCCAGAATCCGGCCCCGTGCCAAGGGACCCGGTCACCGGCCAGCCACTGACCCTAGATCGCGACGGCTTCACGCCGATGGTTGCGCTGGAGCCCGGCACCATGCAGGAACTGGGGCCGGGTGAAGAGGTTGAGTTCTCGAAACCACCGGACGCGGGCAACAACTATCCCGACTTCATGCGGCAGCAGCTGATGGCGGCCGCAGCAGGGACCGGGACGCCATACGAAATCCTCACCGGCGACATGCGCGAGGTCAACGACCGGGCGCTGCGGGTCGTACTCAACGAGTTTCGGCGCCGTCTGGAACAACAGCAGTTCAGCGTGTACGTGCACCAGCTGTGCCGTCCGGTCCGGGCGGCCTGGATGGACATGGCGGTGTTGTCGGGTGTCCTCCAGCTGGATGACTACGCCCAGCGACGTCGCGAGTACCTGCGCACCCGTTGGGTACCGCAAGGCTGGGCCTACATCCAGCCGGTGCAGGACGTACAGGCGCGCCGAATGGAAGTGCAGGCCGGCTTCGCCTCACGCAGTGAAATGGTCCTGCGCACCGGTTATGACGCTGAAACGGTCGACGCCGAAAACGCCGCCGACCTGGCCCGCGCCACTGCGCTTGGCCTCAATTACACCACTCTTGAAGCGTTCGTCCCCGTCGACGACAAGGAGCAACCATGAGCAAGAAGGCGCGGCCACGCGTTTACAACCGGGCGGGTAAACGCGTGCCCGTGCAGGACAAGAGCTGGTACGCGCTGCAGGCCAGCGGCGAGGCTGCCGAGCGGGTCATCGAAGTGTTTGTCTATGGCGAGATCGGCGCCTGGGGCATTACCGCGAATCAGTTTGTGCAAGACCTGCGCGCCATGGACGACGGCGTGTCCCCAGTGATCGCCGCGTTCAACAGCATCGGTGGCGACCTGTTCGACGGGCTGGCGATGCACAACGCGCTGTCGCGTTTGGGTGAGCGTTGTACTGGTCGCATCGATGCGTTGGCGGCCAGTGCGGCCAGCGTGGCGGTATGCGGCGCACACCGCGTCGTGATCGCATCCAACGCCATGCTGATGATCCACAACCCATGGACCTACGCGGCCGGTGATGCCGACGACTTCCGTAAAGTGGCCGACGTCCTCGATCAGACGATGGAGGCCATCATTGCGGCCTACAAGGCCAAGGCTCCAGACATTGATGAGGAGGAGTTGCGGCGTCTGGTCGCTGCCGAAACCTGGTTGACCGCCAGTGAAGCGGTGGCCTTGGGGTTGGCCGATGAGGTCGGCGATGGCGTTACGGTCAAAGCTTGCCTCGGCCAAGGGGCCGTGCTGCAGCGTTACCAGCATGCGCCGGCCGAATTGCTCGCCCAGTTGGACGAGCCACCCGAGCCGGATCCCGAGTTAGAGCCCGACGATCCGCCCTTGGTACCGCCGGTGGTCGACTCGGCCAAGCTGGCCCTGATGATCACGCAGCGATGCTCCGAGTCAGGCATCAGCAACCTGGTCGAGCCGCTGCTCAGCTCCACCCGGCTTGAAAGCGAAGAGATCGTCCAGGCAGGCCTGACGCGGGCCAAGGCCGTGAACGACCTGTGTGTGGCGGCGCGCTTGCCGGAGTTCAGCGTCGAGTATGTCGCGGCGGGCCTGGACGTTGCGGCGGTCCGAGCGCGTCTGTTCGACAAGATCGTCAGCAGCGGCAAGGGCTTTGAAATCGACAACAGCTTGCCGCTGGACAATGACCCCGCACCTAAGGTGCAGGCCAAACAACTTGATCAACCTTCCATCTGGTCCGCGCGCCAAGCCGCGCAGTCCGGTCAATCCCGACCCGCAACAGGAGCAAGACGATGAGTATCCAACGAGAGCCAATGCATGCAGGCGAATTTCTCCTGTCCGAAGCGGCGGGCACCATTTCCCGCGAAGCCATCAATGTCGCCGCCGGTCCTGCATTGGAACCGGGGCAGATCCTCGGCCTGATCAGCTTGACCGGTGAGTTCGCCCCCTACAACCCGACCGCCGAAGACGGCAGCGAAAATGCGATCGCCATTCTCTACGGCCCGTTGGGCGAGTCGGATGTGGTCCGACGCGGGCGGGCAGTGGTGCGGCTGGCTGAAGTCAGCGAAGCCCATCTGACGGGGCTGGATCCTGCTGCTGAAAAGGCGTTGGCCACTCACTTCCTGATCGTTCGCTAAGACGGTCAACCTGATTACCCAACCCGCCGAGTGCGGGTTTTTGCATTCTGGAGATTGCTTCATGGCTGACATTGAAATCTTTAACGACGATGCGTTTTCGGTCTCCTCGCTGACCGCCGCCATCAATGAACAGGAATACCTGCCGGGCCGCATCAGCAGCCTCGGCCTGTTCCAGGAGGAGGGCATCACCACCCTGACCGTGCAGATCGAAAAGGACGGCGACACCCTGGCCTTGGTGCCAGCCGGTGAACGCGGCACCTCCGGCCTGGTGGTCGGCGGAACCAAGCGCAACCTGATTCCGTTCAACACCGTGCACCTGCCGCAGCGCTTTGCGATCAAGGCCGACGAGATCCAGGGCATTCGTGCCTTCGGTACCCGTTCTGAATTGCAGGCAGTGCAGGACGTGGTCAACAAGCGCCTGGCCAAAGCGCGTCGACAGCTAGATGCCACGCACGAATTCCAGCGCATGGGCGCGCTGAACGGCCAAATCCTCGACGCGGACGGCACCACCGTCTTGCTCGACATCTACAAAACCTTTGGTGTGACCCGCAAGAAAATGTCCATGGGGCTGAACAGTCCGGACACCGAACTTCGCGTCAAGTGTGGTGATGCGCTGGACCTGCAGGAGGAAGCCCTGGGCAGTATCACCAGCACGGGCTCGCGTGCGCTGTGCGGTAAGAATTTCTGGAACAAGCTGCTGGTCCACAAGTCGGTCAAAGAGACCTACCTCAACAGTCAGCAGGCCGCTGCTTTGCGTGGCGATGCCCGTGAAAGTTTCGAGTTCGGCGGCATCGTCTGGGAGCGCTATCGCGGCAAGATCGCCGGTGTGACCTTCATCCACGACGACAAGGCGCTGCTGATTCCCGAAGGCGTGCCGGACCTGTACATCTCGGTGTTTGCGCCGGCGGACTACATGGAAACGGTCAACACCGAAGGCGTGCCGTACTACAGCAAGATCGAGCCGCTGCCGTTCAACAAAGGCATGGCCGGTGAAGCTCAGTCGAACCCGCTACACCTGTGCACGCGCCCGCTCGCGCAGATCCTCCTGGAGCTCTGACCGTGGCCTTTCGTGACCTGGTCGCCGAGGTCGACGCGGTGGTGTTCGAAACGCTGGGCGACAGCGCACGGATCGAAGGCCGGGACGAGCCGGTCCTCGGCATGTTCGCGGCGCCCTGGCTGCAGCCGAAGTTCGGCAAGCTCAACACCGGATTGCGCGAGCCCCGCTTTGAAATCCGTGTCAGCGATTCCCACGGCCTCGAACAGGGCCTGTTGGTCAGCGTCGATCTGCCGGCCCTGGACGGCGGTGGCGATTATGACCTGCTGCAGCTGGAGCCCAGCGGTGACGGTTTGGTCGCTTTGATCCTGAGGATGCGTGCATGAGCGTTGGTAGCTATTACAAGTCGTCGGCCGGTGGTGGGATGGTCACCATTCAGTCGTCGTCGGCAGATCTGCAAGCGTTCCAGGACTTCGCCAAGGTGGTGCCCAAGGCAGCCGCGGCCGCGCATCGTCGAGCGATCAACAAGACGCTGGGCTGGTTGCGCACGCACATCGCTCGGGCGGTCAGTCGACAGGAACGCATCGCCGTCGCGGCGGTGCGTCAACGGTTGCGCAGCTATCCGGTCACCGGTGGGGCCATGAGCGGCAAGCTGTGGTTTGGCTTGAACGCCATCGAGTCCAGCCGGATCGGCCGCGCGCGGCAGACTGGCAGCGGCGTGTCGGTAGCCGGGCGCCGTTACCAGGGGGCGTTCCTCAAACAGGTCTACGGCAACAAACCGGACATCTGGATCCGCACCGCGAGCAAGCATTTCGATGCGGACGATTATCCGGACAGTGCGGTGTCATCAGGGCGCGGGCCGAGTTCGGGTTGGGTCGCTGAAAATGGAAGTCGGTTTCCACTGGCCAAGGCCAAGGTGTCCCTGGAGCAGGCGCGGCCACATTTCGACAGCTGGGTGCGCAAGGCGGATGAGCGCTTGCTACAGATCCTGCAGCAGGAGCTCAACTTCGAGCTGCAAAAGTACCTGAGGAGTTAATGCCGTGTCGGAAGAGCCTTTTAGCCTGGATCAGCTTTACCGGGCCATTGAGCAACAACTGCTGGCGAAGTTACCGGGTGTGTGTGCGGTGACGGCCTGGCCGAACATTAAAGATCGTGTAGCGCTGCCGGCGGTGTTTCTAGAGATGGCCGAGATTGAACCGGGCGTCGATATCGGCACCGGGGAAACGACCTTGGTGTGCAGGTTCGAGGCACGCATCGTCGTCGATCCGATCAAGCCGCACCATCATCAGCAGGCCGTACAACTGGCCACCCAGCTCGCGGTGGTTCTGCGGGCGCAGACCTGGGGGCTGGCGGTTGAACCGGCGGTATTCATTCAGGCCGGGCAGGATTGGACCCGGCCCGAACTGGATGGCTACACCGTCTGGTTGGTGGAGTGGCATCAGCAAATTTACCTCGGTGCACAGCAATGGCCATGGCCGGATGAGCAACCGGGTTCGCTGTGGTTCGGCTTCAATTACGACCGCAAAGAGGAGTTCTTTCCAGCGGATGACGTGCCGTGAGTTACGCACAGGCTCAACATGACCGGATGTTGGCCGGTGTGGTCAAGGATTGTTATGTGGTGGCAGTGGACCTGACCGCTTCCCCGCCAGTGTGTCGGGTGTCAGACGGCGAGTGGGTCAGTGCCTGGGTACGCTGGCACAGCATTGCCGCTGGTAAGGCGCGACACTGGCGAGCGCCAAGCCTGGGCGAGCAAGGGGCATTGGTCAGTGCCAGTGGTGACGTGTCGCAAGGTACGTTCATTCCTGGGCTATACGGCAACGCCGGCGCACCACCGGATAACCGCGATCATGTCGAGGTTTGGCGCTTCGATGATGGTGGTTCGCTGGTCTATGACTGGCAGGCCAAGAGCTACAGCATCACCCTGCCGAGCGGTACGGTGACCATCAAAGTCGCCAGCACGGAGGTGATCGTAACGGACAGCGCCGTCAACGTGACCACCGGAAACATCAACCTGAAAGCGGCGGTGCGGATCGAAGGCGCGTTACACGTCACGAGCGGCATTACCAGTGCTGGCGCGATCATCGACGCCACCGGCAACAGCAACCACCACACACACTGAGGTCAAAATGATCGACGAACCGATTTCGGAAAAGCCGGCGTTTGACGTTGAGACAATCGTGAAGCTTTTGGAAGGACAGATTGCCCAGCATTACGACGCGTATCGAATGCTTAGTCGCTGGCCAATCGTCTTGCGAGAGGCTAATCCCGAAGATGTTGCCAAAGCGCTGGTTCGGGTGTTGAGTCATGGCCAATACGTGCGGCGCGAACAGCGCTCGATAGTGACCAACATCACCATCACTTGCAGCGGTGGCGATCCGGTCGCGATTGCAGATGCGGTGGCAAAAACTGTCACGGCCAGGTGCTCGTAGTTTTCAACCCTCTATTTCTATCCGCCCGCCTAACGCGGGCTTTTTTATGCCTGGAGTAAACACATGGCCAAGAGCGATTCGACAGTCACCGATTCACCCGCGAGCCCTGAACCATTGCCGCAGCCGATATCGCTTCCGATGCCGATGAAGTTTCGCGACAAGGTCTACACCTCCCGCGAGTTGATCCTGCCTGAGACCCAGCGCAGTTTGCCGGTGGCGAAGGGCCTGGTCGAAGTACCGGGCGCCGACATCGAGGCGGTCAAGTTTCTGAAAGCCCATGACGAATTCGAACTGCTGAAGGAGTAACGCGGATGATCGGAATGGATCGCCACACCGGCCAGCCCATTTCCGGCATCGAGCATTTGCGGCAGTCCATCGGCGACATTCTGGGCACGCCACTGGGCAGCCGGCGGCATCGGCCAGAGTACGGCAGCACGCTCCCGCGCTTTGTCGACCTGCCCGTTAACGAGGGCTGGAAAAGCTCAGTGCAGGCGGAAGCCGCCAGAGCCTTGGGGCGCTGGGAGCCGCGTTTGAAGCTGGACCAGGTGCGGGTCATTTCGGTGATCGGCGGGCAAATCAATCTGAAAATCGCCGGCAAATATCAAGGCGACGGCGTGCTGTTGGAGGTGGGCGTATGAGCATCGTTGATCTGTCGTCGCTACCTGCGCCGAGCGTGCTGGAGCCATTGGATTTCGAAGCGGTGTATGAGGAAGGCCTCGGGGTCTTTCGTGGCTACATGGGCGATAACTGGAGCGCCGCGCTGGAAAGCGATCCGGTCACCAAGGTGTTGGAGGTCGGGGCCTACATCAAGGTCGGTAACCGCGCCCGGGTCAACGACGCCGGCAAGGCGCTGTTACTGGCCCACGCCATCCGCGACGACCTCGATCACTTGGGGGCCAACGTCAATCTCAAGCGGCTGGTGATTCAGTCCGAGGATCTGCTGGCGGTGCCTCCGGTACCGGAGGTCAGGGAAGAAGACGATCCGTTCCGTGAACGCATTCAGTTGGCCTACGAAGGGCTGACCACCGCTGGCCCGCGTGCAAGCTACATCTTGCACGCGCGTAATGCGTCGGGCCTGGTCGCGGATGCCACGGCGGAAAGCCCGGCACCGTGCAACGTTACGGTCACGGTGCTGAGTTCCGAGGGCAAAGGCGTGGCTAGTCCTGAGCTGCTGGCCACGGTCAAGGCGGCGCTGAATGACGAGGACGTCAGGCCGGTGGGTGATCGGCTGACCGTACAAAGCGCGCAGATTATCGACTACCGCATCGATGCCATTCTGCACATGAGCAGTGTCGGGCCTGAGGCGGATGCTAGCCTGGCCGAGGCCAAAAGCCGCATTAACGCCTGGATCAATCCACGCAAGCGGCTCGGGGTCGAAGTGGCGCGTTCGGCTGTGGATGCGCAACTGCATATCGCCGGCGTGTCTCGGGTTGAGCTGGTCGGCTGGGTGGACCTGGCCCCGACCAAGGCACAGGCGGCGTTCTGCACCGAAGTCACAGTGAATCTGGCGGGCTGACATGAATAGCCTACTGCCGAGCAATAGCACGCAACTGGAGCGCGCCCTAGAAGCGGCGTTCTATGAAAAAACCATTGTTCCGCTACGCACGCTCTACAACGCCGACACCTGCCCAGTGCATTTACTGCCGCACCTTGCGTGGGCCTGGTCGGTCGATCGCTGGGATTACCGGTGGAGCGAGGCGACCAAGCGCGCCGCGATCAAGGCGTCGTATTACATCCATGCCCACAAGGGCACCATCGGCGCCTTGCGCCGGGTGGTCGAACCCCTGGGCTATCTGATCGAGATTATCGAGTGGTTCAACACGGTGCCGGAGGGGGTGCCGGGCACCTTCGCGCTCAAGGTTGGCGTGCTGGACACCGGGATCACTGAGGAAATGTATCAGGAGCTGGAGCGCCTGATCGACGATGCCAAGCCGGTGACCCGGCATCTGACGGGCTTGGCGATCAGCCTCGAAAGCCAAGGCGTTTTGAACGTCGCGGTCAGCGTTTACGAAGGCGACGAAATCGACGTTTACCCACCGGTTGCGCGTGACATCGAGGTCAGCGGCACCCTCGGCGTAGTTGGCCGCGAACACTCCATAGACACCCTGGACGTTTATTATGATTGATGCGAATTCGCAGTTTTTCGCCACCCTCACGAATGTGGGGATGGCCAAGCAGGCAAACGCCGACGCGCTCGGCGTTGCTTGGACGTTTGCCCAAATGGGCGTGGGCGATGCCAACGAAACCGACCCGATCCCTAGTGCGGCGCAGACCCAACTGATCAATGAGCGCCGCCGCCGGCCGCTGAATCAGGTACGGGTCGACCCGGTCAATCCGGCGGTGATCATCGCCGAGCAGATTATCCCGGCCGATGAGGGGGGGTGGTGGATTCGCGAAATTGGCCTCTATGATGCGGACGGCGATCTGGTCGCGGTGGCAAACTGCGCGCCGAGTTACAAGCCGGTGCTGTCGCAAGGCTCGGGCCGCACGCAGGTGGTGCGGATGAACTTCATCGTGGCCAGCACCGGCAACATCACGCTAAAGATTGACCCGGCGGTGGTGTTGGCAACCCGTGAATACGTTGATACGCGGATCATCGAAGAGCTAAATAAGCTCGACAGCAAGCAATCGGTGCGCGTGGCCACCACGGCCAACATCGTGCTGGCCGGGCTTCAGACTGTCGACGGCGTGGCCTTGGCGGCGGGTGATCGCGTACTGGTGAAAAACCAAGTCGTGGCCAAGGACAATGGCATTTGGCTGGTGGCGGCGCTGGCGTGGAAGCGCGCGGCGGATGCCGAAAGCAACGCCGAAATCACCTCGGCGCTGTTGACGTCGGTCGAGCAGGGCACCACGCAAGCCGACACCCGTTGGCAGTTGGTCACCGATGGGGCGATTGTGGTCGGTACCACGGCGCTGACGTTCCAGAACGTGACGCAAGGCTTTGCGCCGATCAACTCGCCGGCCTTGGTCAACCCCACGGCGAACACGCCGGCGCAGTTCGACAGTTCGCTGTTGCTGATCAACGGGGCGTTTCTGAAGCGGCGCGGGGTGGAGTTCGGCGACTACACCAACTACTCGGCGTCTGCGGTGCTGACGTTCGCTGATGTTGGCAAGGTGGCGGCCTTTGCTTCTGCCACCAGCGGGGCAATGGTGGCCACGCTGCCCACTGGGGTGATCCCGCGCGGCGCCGTGGTTGAGGTTGTCTGCGGGCAGGGCACGGTCACGGTCACGGCTGGCGGTACCGACATCATCGACGCCGTGAACTACGTCGGAAACATCGCGATGGGGCTGGGCGACACCGCCCGGTTTATTCGCATTGGTACGCTGTGGCGGCTGGTTGGTGGCTCGGTATCGCTCAAGTATGCCGGGGTTATGTTAGGTGCGAACTGGTTCACTCAGCCACAGTTCACCGGCGATAAGTCCTTGGCCACTTGCGAGTTCGTAATGCGTGAAAAAGGCGGCTACAGCGGTTTTACCGCGTTAGCTGCCTCTCGCTCCGTCACGGCGGCGGATGCCGGAAAGCTTTTGTGGGTTTCGACTCCTGGTATGACGCTCACGCTCCCGACGCCAGTGGGCCTAGGGTTTCCGCAAGGAATCTCGATTACAGTTTTCGCGACAACTGTCCCTATGACGATTGTGACAGGCGCTGGCGCAACGCTTAACAACGCAGTCGGGACCGTTAGTTCTATTGTGCTTCTTCCGGGGCAAAGCCTGACGCTGGTGGCGATCGGCACCAATGGTTGGCAGCTTGTATCGTCGACAAGTGGTCTAGGGACTAACGCCGATTTCGCCGCATTGCTGGCCTCTTCTGGATGGAAGAACAGCCCTGCTGGGGATGTTGAGCAATGGGGCATTCTTCCCGCAATTGCGGCTAACAGCTCAGTATTGATTACCTTCCCGAAGGCTTTTCCAGCCAACGTGTTTGCCGTCGCCCCATCACCTGGTGCAACCGGTGCGGCGTCGCCAGGTGTCGGATACCAAAACGTGTCGCTTACGCAAGTGCGGTTCTGGAATCTGTCAGCCAGCGCTGCGACTTTGCAGGGCTCATGGCGAGCCTTCGGTAACTAAGGGGATTCTTATGTTTGCTTCAAAATCAACTCGCGGGTTTTACGAGCCAGACCGCCAGTCGCCCATTCCAGAGGATGCGGTGGAAATTCCGGATGAGCTACATGCTGAGCTGCTGGCCGGCGAGGTGCTAGGGCTGGTTATCAACTTTGACAATGACGGTTATCCGTTTTTGGCCGACCCGCCGCCGCCATCGCCGGAAGAACAGGCCGCTACCGAGCGCGCCTGGCGCGATGCGCTGCTGTCGGCGACCGATGGTGTCGTGACCCGGCACCGTGACGAGGGCGAGGAAGGGCTAGCGACCACCCTCACGGCCGAGCGGTACAGCGAGCTATTGACGTATCGCCGACAATTGCGCGAATGGCCGCAAGGCGCCGAGTTTCCCCTGGTGGATCATCGCCCGATCGCGCCGCCCTGGCTGGCCGAGCAAACCCAATAAACGCCCCGCACTGACGGGGCGTTTTCTTTTCCGTTACGCGTAACACGATCACCCCTCACAGCCTCGCTCATGCGGGGCTTTTTCGTTACTGGAGACTGACATATGAGCTTTTTTCACGGCGTCACGACCGCGCTGATCGAGACGGGGGCGCGCACTATCTCGCTGCCGTCGTCCTCGATCATCGGCCTGTGCGACACCTTCACCCCGGGCATTCTCGGCGGCGGTACGGCCAAGGCTGGCGATCTGGTATTGCTCACGTCTGAGCGCGAAGCCATTGCCGCGTTCGGTGCGGGCTCGGCGATCGCCAAGGCGGCAGCGGCCATCTACGTGCGCGCCAAGGCGGTGATCGTCGCGGTGGGCGTGCCCAAGCTCGAAGACGAAGCGCTGCAAACGTCGGCCATCATCGGTGGTGTGTTGGCCTCCGGCCAGCGGACCGGTTTGCAGGCGCTGCTCGACGGCAAGAGCGTGCACAACGCCCAGCCCAAGTTGCTGATTGCTCCGGGGCATTCCGCCACCCAGGCGGTGGCGACCGCTATGGATGCCTTGGCCGGCAAGCTGCGTGCGATCGCTATCGTGGATGGCCCGAACACCACCGACGAAGCGGTGATGGAATATGCCGAGAACTTCGGCAGCAAGCGCATTTACATGGTCGATCCGGGTGTGCAGTTCTGGGACACGATCGAGAGTGCGACAGTCGATGCGCCGGGCTCGGCCTGGGTCGCTGGGTTGTTCGCCTGGACCGATGCCAACTACGGCTACTGGGCGTCGCCGTCGAACAAAGAGTTTGTCGGCATCACCGGCACCAAGCGGCCGATTGAATACCTCGACGGCGACGAAACTTGCCGGGCCAACCTGCTGAACAACGCGTTCATCGCGACGATCATTCGTGACGGCGGTTATCGCCTGTGGGGCAACCGCACGCTGTCCAGCGACCCGAAATGGTCGTTTGTCACCCGCGTGCGCACCTGCGACATCCTCATGGATGCAATCCAGGCAGGGCACAAATGGGCGGTCGACCGCTCGATCACCAAGACCTATGTCAAGGAAGTGACCGAAGGCCTGGACGCGTTCATGCGCGATCAGAAAAACGCTGGTGCCATCATCAACTTCGAAGTGTTCGCCGATACCGAGCTCAACACCGCCAGCCAGATCGAACAGGGCAAGGTGTATTGGCGCATCCGCTTCACCGACGTGCCGCCGGCGGAAAACCCGAACTTCCTGATTGAAGTCACCAACCAGTGGCTGACCGAAGTCCTCGACGCTTAAGGAGCGCTTTGCATGATTCCTCAAACCCTGTTCAACACCAACCTGTTCGTCGACGGCGTCAACTTTGCCGGCGACGTGCCGAGCCTGACCCTGCCCAAGCTGACGGTGAAAACCGACGAGTACCGGGCCGGCGGCATGGCCGGTTCCATCGAGATGGCCCAGGGCCTGGAAAAGATGGAAGCGACCTTTGTCACCAAGGGCGTGCGCCGCGAGTCGCTCAAGCACTTCGGTCTGGCCGATGGCTCGGCGTTCAACGCGTCGTTTCGTGGTGCCTTCCGTGGCCACAAAGGTACGGTCACGGCGGTCGTGGCGACCCTGCGCGGGCTGCTGAAAGAGGTCGACCTCGGTGATTGGAAGGCCGGTGATCCGGCGGAGATCAAACACGCGATCGCGCCGGTGTACTACAAGCTCGAAATCGATGGCCGCGTGATGTACGAAATCGACATGATCGCCGGCATTCAGGTGATCGATGGCGTAGACCAGCTTGCCGATGTGCGCTCCGCACTCGGCCTCTAAGGGAATAGAACCGGATGACCATGCAAACTGCAAATAAGCTGCCGGCCTGGCTGTCGATCGACACTGACCGTGCGGTGGTTACCCTCTCGCGACCGAGCGAGGTCAATGGGGTGAAGGTCGATACGCTCGTACTGCGTGCGCCACTGGTGCGCGAAGTCCGCGCCGCTGACCGCGCCGCCGGTGACGATGACGAACTGCGCGAGCTGCAGCTGTTCGCCAGTCTGGCCGAGGCGGGTCTCAAGGATCTGGAAGGCCTGAAGGTGGTGGACTATCGCCGTCTGCAGGCGGCCTATTCGAACCTGGTGCCGCACGCCGACTATTCGAAATCGCTCCCGGCCTGGTTGTCGGTCACCGCCGAAAATGCGGTGGTCAGCCTGTCGCGCCCGAGCGAGGTCAATGGCGTGCAGATCGACAAACTGACCCTGCGCTCGCCGACGGTACGCGAAGTGCGCGCCGCGGATCGGACGGCCGGCGGTGACGATGAGCAGCGCGAACTGGTGCTGTTCGCCGAACTGGCCGGTGCGGCTATCGCCGATCTGGAGGGCCTGAAAGTGGTGGACTACAACCGTCTGCAGGCCGGTTATTTTCGCCTGGAGCAAGACGACGGGATTTGATCCGGGGGTGATGAAGATGGTGGCGAAACGTCTCGCGGCGGACACCGGATTCTCCGCCGCCGAGATTCAGTCGATGCCGTTTTCCGAGATGGTTTGGTGGCTCACGGATTGAGCCGCTTCCGGTAATGCTCTGCACAGGGGAGCCATGACATGGCGAACAAACTCTCCCTCGGGTTGGTGATCGGCGGGGCCGTCAGTCCTACGGTCGGCACTGCGTTCAATGAGGTCACCGGGCGCATCAAGCGCCTGGAAGCGGAAGGCAACAAGGCGCGGGTGCTGCAGCGCACCATTGGCGACACAATTCGCCTGCGCGATGAATGGAAAAAGGCCCACGACAGCGGCGCCGCAGGGGCGTCCAAACTGCTGGGTCGCCTGAATTCCAACCTCGACAGTCTGAAGAAACAGGGCATCGAGGTCGGTCGTCTGGAAAAGGCCTACCGCTCTTTGGGCCAATCCGCGAACAAGGCGGAACTCAAGGCCAAGGGTTACCAGCAGATCGATGCCGGCAAAGCCGGGATGAAAAGCACGGTCGGTCAGGCCGTGGCCGGGGTGGCAACGGTGGGCATTGCGACCAAAGTCAGTGCCGACTTCGGGGCCATTGTCCGTGACATCGCGATCAAGGCCGGGATTGCCAACGATCCGAAAGAAAAGCAGGTATCGCAGAAGATCATCGAGACTTCGCGCGACACCGGCATGGCGCGCAATGACGTCGCCGACGTGGTCAACCAGTTGGTCGGGGCCGGGATGGACCTGGCCAAGGCGCTGGAATATGCGCCGGTCGCGGCCAAGTTTGCCGTGGGCCAGGGCTCGAACGGCGCCGACACGGCGAAGATGATCAACGCGCTGGGGCAGAATGCCAAGATCACCGACGCCAAACAGATGCAGCAGGCACTCGAAGCCATTGCCTTTCAGGGGCAGGCTGGCAGCTTCGAGGCGGTCGACATGGCCCGTTGGTTTCCCGAACTGCTGTCGAACATGGGCAACCTGAACATCACCGGCATGGACGCGGTGACGCAGCTGGGCGCGATGCTGCAGGTGCAGATGAAAACTGCTGGCGGCGCCGATGAGGCGGCGAACAACCTCAAAAACTGGATGGGCAAGATCGGTTCAACCGACACCGTGGAGGCCTATAAAAAGGCCGGCATCGACTACAAGGGCTCGATGCAGACCGGGTTGCAGAACGGCATGTCGACGCTGGAGTCGAGCATGGCGTTGGCGCAGAAGTACATTCAGGCCACCGATCCGAAACGGGCGGCGCTGATGGCCGAAGCCACTTCGAAGATCAGCCAGGAGGCGGATCCGGAAAAGGCCAAGGCCATGATGGCGTCGCTGGAGGAGGCTTTGCGCACCGGCGACCTGTTCGCCGACATGCAGGTCAAGGCCGCACTTTCGGCCTACCTGCAGAACAAGGCGCTGTACAGCCAGCTGAAAAACGACTCGCGCGAAGCCTCGGGCATCCTCGACAAAAACCTCGCCGAGCGGCGCGAGTCGTCGTCACAGAAGTGGGCGGAAATGGCGCAGTCGATGGACGATGCCATGCGCAGTGTGGGCGATGCCCTGCGGCCGGTGACGGATACCGTGGTCGAAGGCCTGACCAAGCTCACTAAAGGCATCACCGCGCTGGCGGACAGTTCGCCCGGTGTGGTCACTGGTATTGCGGCGGTCGGGGGTGGATTGCTCGCGCTGCAGACAGCAGTTAGCTCGTTCAAGATCGGCAAGGGATTGCTCAATCTGGCGCGTGGGACATTGGGCAAAGGCAAGTCCGGCGAGGTGCAGAAGGTCTTTGTCACCAACTCGTTGGAGGGAGACCGTGTCGGCACAGTGGCAGAGCCCAAGGGCAAAGCGGGTAAGGCTCTGTCCCTGGTCGAGACGGGGTTGAAGGCTGTCGCGGCCTTCAAGGGGGCGCCCGAGGCCAGTGACACCGCTGACGGACAGGAGGGAAAGAAAACCGGTGGTCTCGATCTGGTGGCGACCGGCCTCAAGGTGGTGTCGCTCGCCAAGGAGGCCACCGGCGACGGTGAGGTGCAAGCCGGTCTGGAAGACGGCAGCGTCAGGAAGGTGTTTGTGGTGAACGCGGCGGCCATGGGCGGCGGTGGCGGGGGACCGTTTGAGAATCGTCGTCGGGCTCGCGGGACGCCTCGCACTGCCTCGCGGCGGCGTCGGGTTGCCACGCCGCCAAGGCCGAGCGGTCCGTCCCGTCCGGCGGTGCCCGCGCCTCGACCGGCCACACCGGTACCGCGACCGTCAATGTCCGTGCCTAGGACACCAGCGCCGGTGCCCGTGCCGCGACCTCCGGTGCCCGTGCCGCGTCCACCGGTACCGCTGCCGCCAACCGGGGGGGTCATGGCCAAAGTGGCGGCTGTGGCGGGAACGGTGGGGAAGGTCGGCAAGGTGGGCAAAGTGATCCCGGGCGGCTCGTTGTTGGAGGCGGGAAGCATGGCCGTCGACACTTACCTGAATGCCGAAACGAAAGATCAAAAAGCCGAAGGTTACGGTGCGGCAGCGGGTTCGCTGGCAGGCACCATGGCCGGCGCCGCTGCCGGGGCGGCCATCGGTTCGGTGGTGCCCATCATCGGTACCGCGATTGGTGGCTTGGTCGGTGCGTATCTGGGCAGCATGGGCGGCACCGCATTGGGTGGGGTCGTGGGCAAATCGTGGTTTGGTGGCGAGGAAGAAAAGCCCGCAGCACCGGCAACACCGTTGTTGGTGGCGCCTCGGCCGGGGCCGGTGGTGCCCAGCTTGGCCAGCATGGGGCGATCCTTCAATGGGGCGAACGAGCCCGGCGCGCTACTGATGGCGTCCAGTTCTGCACCGCCCACCCCGGCCTTGGGTGACGTCGCCCGCGCACTGGCGACGCCGGCAGCGGGGAAACCAGCAGCGGTGGTGATTCAGCCCAAAGAGCCAGTGAAACCAGCACCCACCAAAGTGGAGCAGCAGTTCCAGTACTCACTGAGCATGCCGGTCACGGTGCAAGGCGACGTCAAGGATCCGCAGCGTCTGGCTCAGGACTTGATGCCGCACATGCAGCGAATGATGGCCGACGCTGCGAAACAGAACGCGTCGAGCCAGTTGTTCGATGAACCCCACTTGTAAGGAGAACCCATGGCTTACATGGAGCAATTGCAGGCTGGCCTCAAGTACCTGGTCGAAGCCGGGGAGTCCGGACGCCGCAGTGCGGACGGCATGCTCGGCCCGGTCAATGGTGCGATCAGTGAAATTACCGGTGCCGCGTCCGAGCTGGAGAATATTCCGTTCGTGGGGTCGGCAATCGGCGCCAAGCTGCAGCGGGTAATGCGCGGGGTGAATGCGGCGCAAGCCAAGGTTGGGCAGGTGGTGGCCACCTACGGGCGGGCTACCCGGGCCGCCGCGGAAGTGCAGGAGCGCATGGGCACGCTGAAGGAGCAGGCGGGTAAGGCGGCGACGGCGATCAACAAGATCGCCGGCAAGGTCAGCCCGTCGCTGGCCAACATCGTGCCCACCAGTGCGTTTGCCACCGATGCCACGCCGGCGCCCGAAGCGGTGAAGCCGTTCCCACACCTGTTGATCATTCAACCGCAGGATCCCAAAGCGCAGCCGTACTATTTCAATCTGGACACGGCGGCCTTCGACGAGCTGTCACGTTCGACCGAGTTTCGCTGGGCCTCGCAAGAGCGCCTGTCGCGTCGGCCGGCGCAGCAGGCGGTGGGCATCGGTGAAGAGAAAATCACCTTGAAGGGTACGATTTACCCGGGCTTCAAGGGCGGGCTGAAGCAGCTCGACACCTTGCGCAGCATTGGCGCGCAATTGAAGCCGTTAACCCTGACCACGGGGTATGGCGATGTCATGGGTACCTGGTGCCTGAAGACCATCTCGGAAGAGCAGGGGGCGCTGATGCACGGCGGGATTCCGCGTAAACAAGGATTCACTCTGGAGTTTGTACGCTATGGCGACGACATGCAGAACGTCTGATGGGGATCTGCTGGACACCATCTGCCATAACTTTTATGGCCACTTGGTGGGCAGTGTTGAGGCGGTGCTGGATGCCAATCAGGGCCTGGCCGATGAGCCGCAACCCTATCGCGCCGGCGTGGTGATCACCCTGCCGGATCTGGCTACGCCGGTACAGGAACAGGTCACGCTATGGGATTGATGGTCTACACTCGTGCCGCTTGATAACTCAAGCTCCTTACTTTCATACCCGCCTTGTGCGGGTTTTTTTTGGAAAAATTCCATGACTCCTAGGTTTCGCATCGTCGCCAATGGCGCCGATATCACGGCCTTGATCAATGATCGGCTGATTCAGCTGCGCACCCTGGACAAGCCCGGGATGGAATCCGATGAGTTCGAATTGCGCATCGATGATCGCGATGGCCAGGTGACGTTGCCGTCCCGTGGTAGTGCCATCGAGGTCTACCTCGGTTACGCCGAAACGTCGCTGGCCCGCATGGGGCGCTACGTGGTCGACGAGGTCGAGGTCTCGGGACCACCGGACACGCTGGTGATCAAGGGCAAGGCCAGCGATATGCGCGGCACGGGCAAAACCATTCGCAGTGGCAGTTGGGAAAACGTGCCGCTGTCGACCATCGTGACCGACATTGCCGCGCGCAACGGCTGGCAGCCAGGGTGTCCGGTGGCCACCAAAGTGGTCCGGGCGGATCAGCTCAACGAGTCCGATTTCAATTTCCTCACTCGTCTAGCCAAGCAGTACGACTGCACCGCCAAGGTGGCCGAGGGCAAGTTGCTGGTGATGCCGCGTCAAGGCGGGCAGAGCGCAAGCGGCAAGGCCTTCGGCGCCATCACCCTGACGCGCAGCGATGTCAGCCGTTGGCAGTTTCGTCTGGGTGATCGCAATGCACACAAGACGGTGGCAACCAAACATCAGGACAAGAAAAACGGAAAGCTGGTGGTGGTCTCCCTGGACAACGACGACGTACCGGATGGCCTGCCGGCGGTGCACACCGACCGGCATATCTACCCCAACAAAACCGCTGCCGAGGCGGCCGCCAAGGCCCGCTTGGCCGCGTTCAATCGCTCCGGTGCGGGTGTGCGTCTGGAGATGCCCGGGCGCACGGACATCTTCGCCGAACGATCGATCAATGCCCAGGGCTTCAAGGAGGGGCTCGACGGTGAGTACCTGACGGATTCGGTCGAACAGGTTTACACCCAGTCCGGCTGGTCAACCACGGTGGAGTGCAACGGTGGCAAGCAGGGCAAAGCCAAGGCCAAAGGCAAGAAGAAAAAACAACCACAAGACCTGAAGGTGGTGCAGCTGAATCAATAGCAGCGTCCTCCGTCACAGCAATAGGAGCAAGCGAATGACGTTAACTGAGCAACAACTCCAACGCATCATGCCCAACGCCCGCCGCCAAGCGGGCGTTTTCGTATCCGCGCTCAACGTGGCCATGGCCCACCGACAAATCAACACGCCGAAACGTCAGGCCGCGTTCCTCGCGCAGGTCGGGCACGAATCGGGTCAATTGCAATACGTACGTGAGCTGGGTGGCGATCAGTACCTGAGCAAATACGACACCGGCAATCTGGCGGTGAGGCTGGGCAACACCCCGGAAACGGATGGGGATGGTCAGCGCTATCGCGGTCGTGGCCTGATTCAGATCACCGGCCACAGCAACTACCTACGCTGCAGCCTGGCGCTGTTCGGTGATGAACGCCTGCTGCGCAACCCTGAGCTACTCGAACTGCCGCAATGGGCTGCCGAGTCAGCGGCGTGGTTCTGGTGGATCCGTGAACTGAACACGCTGGCGGATCGGGACGAATTCGAGGCGATCACCCGCAAGATCAACGGCGGCCTCAATGGTCTGGCTGATCGACTGCAGCTGTGGGAGCGGGCGAGGGCGGTGTTATGCGCCTCGTCGACCTGATCCCTGCGCCGTACCGAGTGTTGGTAGTCGGCAGCCTACTGGTTGCAGTCGCGGGTAGTGCTGCCGCGTTGGCCTGGCAGGTCCAGGCTTGGCGCTACGGTAAGCAACTCGCCGAACAGGCCCAGCTGCATACCGACACTCTCAATCAACTGGCCTTAGCCTCGGCCGCGCAACAGCGGGCCGAACAGGACAAACGTCTGGCCCTGGAGCAGCGGCTTTCGGTCAGCGAACAAAACCATTACCGAGCATTGAGCGATGCCCAACGTGATCAAGGTCGCCTGCGCGACCGCCTTGCCACTGCTGATGTGCGCCTGTCAGTCCTACTCGACGCCACCGATTCAGCCAGCGGCTGCGCAATGTCAGCCACCACCGCCCCCGGCGGCGTGGTTCATGGCCCCACAAGAGCCCAACTTGACCCAGCGCATGCTCAACGAATTATCGGCATCACCGATGCCGGCGACCAAGGACTGATCGCCTTGGCGGCCTGTCAGGCCTACGCCAAAGAAGTCTCAACACCGAAGTGAAAAGAGCGACCGGGCTGGATGCGTCAACATCCAGCCCGGCCGCCGTCCCTGCAGATCGTCCCTGCAAGTCCAGCCAAGGCTCTTACTCCGTGCACGAAGCGCGGCGAGCCTAGCACCTGTTTATCCATACAGTAAAGGTCTTGCACTCTATGTCTACTCCCATCATTCCTTGGATGGGCGGCAAACGCCGCCTGGCCGACCGCCTCATTCCGCTCTTCCCACCCCACGAATGCTACGTCGAGGTCTTTGCCGGTGGTGCTGCGCTGTACTTCATGCGACCCCAGGCTGCGCCCGTTGAAGTTCTGAACGACATCAATGGAGATCTGGTCACGTTGTATCGCGTCGTGCAGAACCACCTCGAAGAATTCGTGCGCCAGTTCAAATGGGCGCTGAGCTCGCGCCAGGTGTTCGAGTGGCAGAAGATGACCCGTCCCGAAACCCTCACCGACATCCAGCGTGCTGCCCGATTCTTCTACCTGCAGCACCATGCCTTCGCCGGCAAGGTCACCGGGCAGACGTTCGGTACCGCCACCACTGGCCCAGCGATCAACCTGTTGCGGATCGAGGAGAACCTCTCGGCTGCCTGGCAGCGCCTGTCCGGCACTTACGTCGAACACTTACCATGGCTTGATTGCGCCGAGCGCTACGACCGTGCCCACACCTTCCATTACATGGATCCGCCTTACTGGCAGACCGCCGGCTATGGCGTGGACTTTCCATTCGAAAACTACGAGCGGATGGCTGATTTCATGCGGCGGTGCAAAGGCAAAGTGATGGTCAGCATCAACGATCACCCGGATATTCGTCGTGTGTTCGAGGGTTTTCATTTTGAAATGCTGGACATTCGCTATTGCAACACCAACCAGCGTCAGGGGAAAGCCGAGGTGAGTGGTGAACTAGTGGTCATGAACTGGCTACCTTCCGCATTAGGCGGGTTGTTTTAGTTATCACCAAAGAATTTTTTAGCAAAAAATTGAAGCAGCCGTACAATCTCAATGGCAAGAATTAGGCACAGTCGTGCAGAGCTAATGAACTTCATTGACTTTCTCGAGTTGATTAGAAGTGCGGCGTACTGAGTGCGCCGTGATGCCTTACTTGTATTGGTTAGGTGGATAACACCTTAGTTTCAATTTGTGGCGTTCGTCAAGAGGGCTGATTTTAATTGCCCTGTGGGCTGTGCCCTAGGGCAAAGGGTGTATGTACGGAGTGTGCCCTCGGGCTGAGGGTGTATGGGGGCTACGGATGCTGAGCAGTTTGATGGATATGTATCGAGGGTTTGTATATTGAAATAATATTGAAAGCATATTAATTCAGTGGCGAATTAACGAATTAGCGAATTAACGAATTAACGAATTAGCGAGTTAGCGAATTAACGAATTAACGAATTAACGAATTAACGAATTAACGAATTAATGAATTAATGAATTAATGAAATGACGAATTAATGAAATGACGAAATGACGAAATGACGAAATGACGAAATGACGAAATGACGAAATGACGAAATGACGAAGTGAGGTATTAGCAAAGAGGGGGAGGATCATCCGGATCGGGGGTTTTCCAGTCCGCGCTCGAAGAAAAGTGAAAACACTGGCGGCGACTTAAAACAGTTCATTGCCCTCGGACACGTCCTCTGCCAGCCGTATCAAATCTGGATCTTGATTTCGCACATTGCCAATGGTCCGGTCGACCTTGAACCACTCGAACGCCTCAGGCGGCTCACTCTAGAGCAAGACCATCTATTCGGAGCGCTCCTTGTGTGTGGCTGGGTCCGACCATTGCCTCGCGAATTCGGGAGGTAAAGTCGTTCGCTATGCGGCTCTACGTAACGCATCGCTCTGTGAACCACGTGTATAGATGGCGTGCTGCTGATATTTTTTGTGGTACACTTTTGTGTGTGTACATGAATTGGTACAAGAAAATGAAGGCAACTCCTAAATCGATACCCTACGCAGAATTCGGCGAACTGCTGGCTCGGCTCCGCATGGCGGCGGGTTTCCCTAAGCAGCAAGAGCTGGCCACAGCTCTCGGGAAAACCCAGCAATCAGTGAGTCGCTGGGAGAAAGGGGTTGCCCGCCCACGATCCAGTGACATTGCCTCGTTGGAGAGGCTGGTTGGAGCTAAGGAAAACGAACTCCTAATCGCTGCGGGATATAAGACAGCTAAGGTGGATCTTCGCATCGAAACGGCCACCTCCTATGACCGTCCGCTGCCGCTCTCTGCTCTGCATCCGGATACATTTGAAAGCTTCTGCGCGTCCCTTTTGGACCGCCTATACCGACCCTTTGGTGGAAAAGTTAATCGTTATGGGGGTACAGGGCATAAGCAACATGGCATCGACATCGTCGCTACTGGCTCATTCGGGATCTATTCATTTCAATGCAAGCGCGTTAATGAATTTGGCCCCCAAAAAGTCCACACCGCCGTGGCTGAGCAGACTTACGCCGCGGATCTCAAGGTTCTATTGCTGTCCAGCGTCGCGAGCCCTATGGCGCGCGATGCAATGGCTGTCCATGTTGACTGGGAGTTGTGGGACCGAGAGGATATCACCCGAAAGTTTCATGATCTCGCGATGTCCGACCGCCTGGATTTGGTCGACCGTTACTTCAGCGGTCAGCGACTAGATCTATTAGGAGTTGATGAGCCTGGACCGATCCAGACAGCAGAGGTCTTCTTCAAGCCGTTCCTAGTTTCCGACCGCTTCTTCAACCACTGTTGGGCACTTGTTGGCCGCGACGCAGAGGTTTCGCAGGTTGTGGGCTATGTGAAGGATGAGTCTGTGCTCCTAACCTGCCTTGTCGGGGCTCCAGGGTTTGGAAAGAGTCGTGTGCTTCGCGAAGTCACTAAGCAAATAACTGAGAGCACCACGCTGCTGGTCCGATTTGTGTCGCCTACTGAAGACGTCAAGGCTCACCATCTGGACAAACTACGCGACAGCCTCGGTGGAGTGACGCTACTTGTGGTCGATGATGCTCACGAGCGCGAAGATCTCGGCATCCTCCTTAGGTACGCGGCTGTGCCGGAAAATAGAACTCGGTTGCTTTTATCACTTCGTCCCTATGGAAAGGAAAGACTTCGCCTTCAAGCAGCTGATGTAAGCCTCTCGGGATCGTTGGTTAAATTTGTCGATTTGCATCAGCAGACGCGAAATGAAGCGCAAGCATTAGCTGAATCAGTTCTCGCCGAGTGCAATGGTCCTCTGGCAGCCGCTGCCGAAATCGCCCGTGCTACGTTCACAACGCCGTTGGTCACAGTTTTGGCGGCGCAGTTGGTCGCGCGTGATGATGTTCCAATGACGTTGCTGGGCAATTCAGAAGAGTTTCAAACCTATGTGTTGGCCAGTCTACAGGACGTTATCGCGGTCACCTTGGTTTCGGGGCAGGATGTTTCGAAACTCAGGGGGGTGCTGCGGGTTATTGCGCTACTTCAGCCCATAATTCCGGATGACCCGGGTCTCATTAAGATCTTGTCAACGGTCGAAGGGATTGAGGCACCAGACGCGAGTCGGCTGATGCGGTTGTTAGGGGATGCAGGCGTTTTATTCAAGCGCGGGGTCCGCTCGCGGCTTGCTCCAGATCTGTTGGCAGATGAAATCATTCGTTCGAATTATCTTGATGCGGATCACAAGGCGAACGAGCTCGTTACATCGGTCTTCGATCTCGCAGGCGCCGACCACCTGAAAAACTTGTTTGTTAATCTTGGTCGGCTGGACTGGCGCTTACGCGAAGGAAAGACTGACGACAGCGCGTTATTGACCAGTCTCAGCCCCAAGTTATGTTGGGGCACGAAATACAACAACCCACATGTAGAAGCGGTCGAGGCGGTTGCCTACTACCAGCCCAGGTTTGCGCTGGACTTCGCGAAACGCCTCATCAACGAAAAGCATGGTGAAAGCTCGGCTGTGTGCAACATGGTGCGTAATGCAGCATATACGTACGATCACCTCCAAGAAGCATGTTCCCTACTTTGGACCGCAGGCCGCAGCGATGTCCGTGCGCTGAATCAGCAGCCGAGTCACGGCATCCGCATCCTTACGGAATTGGCTACGTTTGAGTTGAACAAACCGATCGGGTACGTGCGCGAAGTTGTTCGCTTCGCATTTTCGCTCCTGGAAAGGCCTATTTCGCTCAGTTCGGCTCATACGCCTTTCACCATCCTTGAGGGAGCGCTGGGCACTGAGATTGAGTCGACGAGTTACAATCGCGTGACCTTAACTATCACCCGTCATCAGCTTTCCCTGAGCGCAGCAAAAATCGTTAGGGATGAGGTAACGGAAGCACTGCTCAAGTATTTGCGTGAAGGCCCACCTCGAAGAGCGTTTCTCGCCGCACAGACAATAGCTCAAGCCTTGCGCGGTCCAATGCACGGTGACTCTTCCGACCAAGAATGGACGCGAGAGCACCAGGGCCTCTTGCAGAAGCTTCAAGTCGTACTGCGAGAGGTGTATTTGCCGCCCGTCGTGTTGGTTCGACTCGCGCAGTCCATCTCTTGGCATGCGTTTTACGGTGGGTCTGAGACATCTGGCGATGCGCGCGCCATCATGGCTTTGTTAAACCGAGACTTGAAGACTCGACTCATGCGGGCGCTTATCGACGGCTGGGGCTCGGAAACTTGGAGGCGCAGCCAGTCGCTTAACCGTGAGGAGCATGAGAGCGATCGCGTAATCCTGACGACTGAATTAATGGCTGCGTTCCCTGATGCTGGGGGCTTGTTTGATGAGTTGAATGACTGTTTGCAGGACATTAAGAGCGTAGCCCTCAATGGCTACGGCTCTCCCTTCCTGCTCGTGAATCATCTGCTCAGTTCCGTACCAAGCCTTGCTGCCGAATTGCTTCGCAGAAACAACGAGGGCCAAGTCGGTCATCTCGCCCCAAATGTAGGCAAGGCTCTGAGTGTGGCTGTTGAAGCTGGGTACTCAGAGTTAGTGATGGGTTATGTAGGTCGCTCGGAGGGCTCCACTGAAGTATTGGCTCAACTCGCTGAGGCATACGCCAGGTTTGAATCGTCACGGTCATACACTCCACAAGAGGTTGCCCTGTTCAGGCGCATCTTTGAGTCTAATGATGCGGACGTACTGTTCGCCGCGTCTAATCTGGCGCGCCAGGTGGCTGCTAAAAATCCAGCTCTGGCAGTCGAGCTCATTTGCTCGGCAAATTTTGAAGTGAATACCGCGGCGACTCACGACATGTTCATGTTGATCGCCGGCGGGACACCCATTCCGAAAGTCGACATCGATAGCAGACGAGGCGAGCTTTTGAGTAAGCTTGTAGTGATGAAGGCGCTTGGCGACTACTGGGTTCAGTCCTTCCTCGCATCGTCAATCAAAGAGGACCCTTCAGCTGTCGTAGCGCTGGTCAAGGCGCGTCTTGTCGAGGCGGCGCGTCGAAAAGATTGGTCTTATAAGCCTCTAAGTAAAGAGCGCAACGAAAACTGCCTTAGTCTCATGAGTATCGAGGCCGGGCCACGTCTAATAAGAGAGCTACTTGACTGGGCGCTCAATGAATCGGCAGATACTCGGGGGACGCGGGGTTTTGGCGACGCAATTGCCGGCCTTTGCGGTGACTATGACGAGCTGCTGCTTGATCTACTTCTTGCGTGGATGTCATCGGGTTCGCAAACACATGCCACGCTCGTAGCCAGAATACTGCGGAAAAGTCAGCCGACCTTTATCTATGATCATCCAAAGTTTATCCGTGACATCCTCAATGCGGCAGAACTCATTGGCGAAGAAGCGCTAGATGCTATTCGCTCATCAATCGAGGCGTCAGTATATTCTGCTGTTCGAGGAGGAGTGGCTGGTGAGCCGTTCCCAGAGGATGTCCGGCAAGAACAGCACTGCGTGAAGATGCTTGAGGCGCTCAGTCGCGTAGAGCCCGCATTTGAACTGTATGACGGACTACTTCGGAGAGCGCGCGATGCAATAGCGCGCCAACGAAAGTCAAAGGAAGCTTTAGAGGATGAAGATGACTAAACCAGGCGTACGGATGCGGAAAAGATTTAGGGCCAAATAAGGGCTGCCATGGACCGCATTGTGCCTCAGCTCCGGCCCCGATTACCGATTACCGATTACCGATTACCACTTGCCCAAAGCGATAACGAAGGAGCAGCCATGAATTACCTGAAAAACGAAAAAGCCCAACACATCGCTGAGCTTGCTGAGGCTAGTTTCAATTTTGATCAGTCCAAAGCGGTTGGGGTTGCTTACGATAGTGATGATTTCATTGATCGGATTCTGGCTCCAGCATCCGAGCCGCGGCAAGCTTTGCTTGATGAGCTAGATACCCTCTCGCAAGCAGAGGCGGTGGAGCTGGTGGCTTTGATGTACGTTGGTCGAGGGGATTACATTGACGACCAAAACGATAAAGGCCAGGTGATGGACGCTTTTCAGACGCAGGTTGATGATTTCTCAAATCGAGAAGCAGAGGAGCTGACGCGTATCTGTGCTGAGAAGGATCTAGTTTTGCATCTTTACCTGAAAGAGGGCCTGAAGAGCCTCGCTTAAGCAAGGTAACCACGTAGAGCCTCTCCAGTTTTAGGGCAAAATTAGGGCAAACTAGAGGCCGCCACGTACCGCTATAGGCTGAAGGCGAAGTTTTTTTTCCTTATTTTAGTGGCCCACAGCGGCCCTGAATGTGGCCGGAAGGGGTTCGAATCCCTATCCATGTTGTTGGGTTTCCCGATGACAGCATTCGACCCAAAGGTGCCCCTCGAATATGGCTACTGCCGGCCCGAATCGGCCGGTCGCATGATCGAGGCCAGCCCAAAAGCGAACGACTTAATTAGCGATCAGGTTGGTATCTACAAATCGGTAGGTGAACTCCATTGGGTCAGCAGTCAATCCCTTCTGCTGCATGTGTTTGGAATAGGAATCCCACGCGGCGTTGATATGGCTGGGAAGCTCATCTGGAAGATCCATCTGCTCGGCGACTATTTCAAACCACGTTCCTTGGGTGGCATAGGTCTCGCGTAGTTTGGGCTCCAGTTGAGCCAAGGCGTTCAATTGCTCTGGCTCAATCCTGCCGATGGATTTTAAAACGTAGAAATCCAATAGCTTAAGAAATGGTTTGCCTTCGTAGCGACTCATGACTGCATCCTTGCGCATGGTGTGATTGATGTCTGTAGCTTCGTCTGACAGGCGTACGCCTTCAGCGTCATTGGCAAAAATGTGAGGCGTGAATAGCACCCATAACACGGCTAACAACCGGGAAATCCGCTTCATCGCTTTTTCACCTCTGCGTCAAGATCAGCACGTGTTTTGAGAAAAGCCAGGTAGCGGGCGTCTTCCGCAGCGAAAATCTGTTGGCCAGCTCCCATGTATGCGCGCATCAGCTCATCTGCTGCGCGGTCATCTTGACCATCATCGAGCAAAACCTGTCCAAGACGCAGGTGCAAAAAAGGATTTCCAATCCCGCCAGGGCAAGTCATTGCGTACTGCAAAGCTTCGCGAGCGGAGGTCGTAAATCCGGATAAGAAGCAAGCGTCAGCGATAGCCGCCAGGATCCAGGTTGCAGCCTCCCAATCATTTTTGGGGGAAGGGATTAATGCCCACGCCTTGTTATATTGGGCTACTGCTTCCTCAAAGCGGCCTGACTCAGCCAGCAGATCTCCGTCACTACTGAATTTCTTTATTTGCGAGTGAAGAACCGGACTCAGTTCTCTATTTTCGCTCGTCAT